TTAATGGTTCAAGCAATACACAAAACATACGATAAGAACTATTCAGACTGGTCACCAGGAGCTCGTGAATATGACGGGTCTAATGATGACGCAGACAGAAGTCAAGTTTGGGAAGCACCAGGCTACTCAAAACTTGACCTACATATGTCTTACAAACTACCAACAATTAAAGGACTTGATATGACTTTAAACGGACATATCTTTAATGTTCTTGATGAGGTATTTGTTCAAGACGCTGTTGATAATAGTCGATACAATAGTTATGGAACTAAGGCACACTTAGCACATAACGCAGAAGTATTCTTGGGAACACCAAGATACGCAAACATTGGTTTGACAATCAACTTCTAATTATATGGGGCGGCAGAAGTGTCGCCCCCACAAAAAATACTTGACATTTAGAGAATTTATTATTATATTTATTAACGGAATCTTACAACCAAAAGGAGTTATACTTGTATCAAAATATCTGGTTTGATGTTAGAAAAAACAAAATGCATTTATGGGACGATACCAAAGGGTATCTACAAATACCATACAAGAAATATGCATACGTCAAAGACAGAAACGGACAACACGTCAGTTTATATGGAGATAGATTAAAAAGAACAACGACTTTCGATAAGGACGACCCAACACTACACGAGAGTGATATTCCACCAATGACCAGATTCTTGGTTGACCAATACACAGACTCAGATGAATCATCAACAGGCCATAGAGTTATGTTTTTTGATATTGAGGTAGAAGTAACGGACGGATTCCCTGATGTTCAAAAAGCATATAATCCAATCACGTCAATTGCATTGTATGATTGCACAATGAAAAAATATTTCACTTATTGTTTTGACCCACACAAAAGAATTGAAAGTTATGAAAAGGGAGAGGAAGTTGTAGAGTTTTATGAAACTGAATACGAGATGTTAAATAAGTTCTTCCAAAAGTATTTAGAGATTAGACCTACAATTATTAGTGGTTGGAATTCTGAGTTCTTTGATATTCCTTATCTATACAATAGGGCAGTTAGAGTCTTAGGGCCTGAATTAGCAAACCTTTTATCACCAATATCACAAGTTATTTATTCAGAATATAAAAAGAAACACACAATCGCTGGTGTTTCATCATTAGATTATTTACAATTATATAGACAATTTACATTTACAATGCAGTCAAGTTATCGTTTAGATTACATTGGAGAAGTAGAAGTCGGTATGAAAAAGGTTGAGTATGAGGGAACACTTAATGATTTATACGATAATGACTTACAGACATTTATAGATTACAATATTCGAGATGTAAAGATATTGGTTGAGTTAGATAAGAAGTTGAACTTTATTGAAATTGCCAGAGGTATTGCACATCTCGGACACATACCTTATGAAGATATCAATATGTCAAGTCGTTGGTTAGAGGGAGCTATCTTAGTATATCTAAAGAAACTTGGAGTGGTTGCACCAAACAAACCAAGAAAACAGAAGAAACTAAATGATGAAAAGTTTGCAGGAGCATATGTACAAGAACCACAATCAGGCAAACACGATTGGGTTTATGATTTGGATATCACGAGTATGTATCCAAGTGTAATTAGGTCCTTAAATATATCACCAGAAACTAAGATTGGTAAAGTTGAGGGTTGGAACGAAGAACAATTCTTAAAATCGACTAACAAAAAGACATACTCATTGAGTAATAAAGTCGGTAAAGAAATCGGTAAGATGACAGAAACAGAACTACAAGATTACTTTGATAAATCAAAAGTATCAATAGCATCCAACGGAGTAATGTACAGAACAGACAAACAAGGATTGATTCCTGCATTGTTAGAGAAATGGTTCAACGAACGAGTAGAGATGAGAAAACTCGTTAAGAAATATAACGAACAAGGTGACACCGAAAAGGAAGAATACTTTGATAGAAGACAACACATTCAGAAGATTGTATTGAACTCGTTATATGGTGTGTTGGGATTGCCAGTATTTAGATTCTATGATTTGGATAATGCAGAAGCCACTACATTAACAGGTCAACAATTGATTAAATTTAGTAAAAAGATAACCAATCATTTTTATAACAACGAGTTAGGGACTAATGAAGATTATGTTATCTACATTGATACAGACTCTATTTTTGCATCAGCGATTCCATTAGTTGAGAAAAGATTCCCAAACCAAGAACTATCTGAAACAATGATGACACAAAGAATTATGGAGATTTGTGCAGAGGTTCAAGATTATTTAAATGAAAGTTATAATTACTTTGCTAAGAAGTTTTGTAATATAGATAAACACGTGTTTGATATCAAACAAGAGGTAATCGCAAAGACAGGTTTATTCATTACGAAGAAACGATATGGATTACGAATCATCAATGACGCCGGAAGAAAAGTAAACAAGACTCACGTTAAAGGATTAGATACGGTTCGTAGTAATTTCGCAGTCGCTATGAAAGATTTGTTATCAAATGTATTAGATGATATTCTTGCAAATGTTCCAAAAGAAAAGATAGACGAGAGAGTGTCATTGTTCAAAAGAAATATGCATAATCTATCGTATGAAGTTATGGCTAATCCAATTGGTGTAAAAGGTATTGGAAAGTATGAGGTAAAAGATGAGGAGTCATCTTTCAGTAAATATAAAAAAGGTGCGCCGGTCCACGTCAAAGCAGCAATCAATTACAATTCATTGATTGACCATTGGTATGAGGGTAAGAAATATGAAAAGATTAGTAATGGTAGTAAGATTAAATGGGTGTATTTGAAAGAGAATACATTTGGATTTGATTCTATTGCGTTCAAAGGACACGAGGACCCAAGAGAAATATTAGATTTGATTAAGAATTATATAGACCACAATAAAATGTATGAACAAGCTATGAGTAAAAAACTCGGTATGTTTTATAAAGCAATGCATTGGGGTGGTGTAGAGGACAAAACAACATCAATGAATAGGTTTTTCTAATGTATGTAAATGCAGATTCAGTTTACATTGAGGAGATACCAAGTTCAGTAGCCAAGAAAATGATTATTGAAAAACACTACACTCACGCATTTAGTATGTGTAGATATGCATTAGGTATTTATTATGTTGGAGAACAAGACCACAAGTTTTATGACGGAAAAGAAACTAAGTTGATTGGTTGTATGACTTATGGTTATCCGGTTGGTCGTTCAGCAGTTAAATCTATGATACCAACATTAGAAAAAGAACAAGTGTTAGAATTAACAAGACTATACATTGATGACGGATACGGAAAGAACATTGAATCATTGAGTATGGGTAAATCTTTTAAGTGGTTGAAGCAAAATGCCAAAGATATAAAAATGTTAATCAGTTATGCCGACCCGGAACAAATGCACTTAGGAACGATTTATCAGGCGACTAATTGGTTGTATCAAGATTGTCGTGATATACAATTAATGCCTAACTATTCGGTATCATTAGGAGAACCACACAAATGGATACATAGTCGTACGGTATTTTCAAGATACGGAAGTCATAACGTGGAACATCTAAAAAAACAAATAGGACATACATTTTATAGGAAAAGAGAAGCACCTAAACACAGATATTTATATTTCTTGGGCTCATCAAGAGAAAACAAAAAGATGAGAAAACAATTGAAACACGATTGTAAAGATTACCCAAAAAACAAAGAAGAATTTTTACCACCGATAGAAAAAATCGAGGTAGAAAATAAGAAAATCAAACCAATGGAAAAGTTTTTTTGATTTTCGGATTAATATATGATATTTATAATTAAACCAAATAGGAGTTATAATGAACAAATCTCAATTAACTAATTTCATTAACAAATACACATTAGGTGGAGAAATAAAATCTACCAAATGGGTTTCTAATGGTGATAGTTTAGCAACAAGATTTATCTCAGGCGATAAATCAGTCGTTGGTAAAGTAGTTCTAAGTAAATTTAATCACTTGGAACCTTGTGAACTTGGAGTTTACAACACAGGACAATTAAGTTCTTTACTATCAGTATTAGGAGACGACGTTGACGTAAAGTTATCACAAGCCGGTGATAAATTTATTTCTATGGAGTTAGAAGATACAAAAAGAAAAACAAAATCTAAATATATGTTGAGTGATTTGTCAGTTATACCAACACCACCAGAACTTAAGAATCTGCCAGATTCATTTGAGTTAGGTATCAAGGTAGACGCACATTTCATCAATACATTTATTAGTGGTAAAGGAGCTTTATCGGAAGCAGAAACCTTTACGATATTAACTGAAAACGATAAAACAAGTATCGTGATTGGATATGCAAGTATCGCATCTAATCGTGTTACGATTCCAGTTGAAACTACAAAGTTCAAACTAATGGAACCAATATCGTTTAATGCCAATATGTTCGCATCTATTTTACAATCAAATAAAGATTGTGAAAGTGCAACATTAGAAGTTAGTTCACAAGGGTTATCAAGAATTAAGTTCTCAATCGATAATTACGATTCAGAATATTTCTTGGTATCAACACAAGCAGTTAACTAATGGAAAGTCTAAAGCATAGTTTATGGGTGGAGAAATATCGCCCTAACAATTTAGACAATTATATCGGTAATGACCATTTAAAATCTAAGGTGTCGGTATATCTCGAATCAGGTGATATACCACATCTATTATTATTCGGTAGAGCAGGAACAGGTAAGACTACTCTTGCTAAATTATTAGTGAATAACATAGATTGTGATTACCTATATATAAACGCATCTGATGAGAATAGTGTAGATGTGGTTCGTGAGAAAGTCAAGAACTTCGCATCAACATTAGGTTTCAAAGATATGAAAGTCATAATCTTAGACGAGTGTGATTACATTACACCAAACGCTCAAGCAGCACTTCGTAATCTTATGGAAACTTTCTCTAAGAATTGTCGTTTTATCCTAACTTGTAATTATGTGGAGAGAATAATTGACCCGATACAAAGTCGTTGTCAATCATTTCAGATAGTTCCACCTGATAGAAAACAAGTCGCACAACATCTGGCAAATATATTGACAAACGAAAACGTTCAGTATGATGTAAAAGATATAGCCACCATTGTAAACGGCGGTTATCCAGATATTAGACGAGTAATCAACGGAGCTCAAAGACAAGTTGTAAATTCCAAACTGACGATTGATGAAAATACTATTGTTCAAAATGATTACAAAAATCAAGTGTTAGATATATTGAAGACACAAGATAAAAAAAACTCATTTAAAAACATTAGACAATTGTTAGCAGATTCAAAAGTATCGGACTTTTCTGATTTATTCAGATTGATGTTTGACACCGTAGATGATTGGGGTCAAGGACATATCGCTGAGTGTATATTGATTCTAAGTAAATACCAACAATCAGACGCAGTTGTAGTGGACAAAGAAATAAATATTATGGCTATGTTTGTAGAAATAATAGGGAGTATCAAATGAGCAGTCATCCAAAACCTGCACCATCAAAGCAGGTAGAGATAGATATATCAAAAGCAGATACGATTCAATGTGATGAATGTGGAAACGCATCTTTCATACAGGCTTTCTTTCTAAAAAAGATATCAGCGTTAATGTCGCCGACAGGAAAAGAAGCAGTCGTTCCAATGCAAGTGTTTAGTTGTGGTAATTGTGGAACAATTCCAAAGAATATGACAGACCAAATAGGAGAGTAGTCGTGGGAATAGTTGATAAAGTAAAGAAAGTAATAGATTGGAAACCACCTTCAAGTAGAGAAAGTGGTGTTACATCAGATGAAAAATTGTATTCAGACGAAACAATAGCTTATGTTGAAATGTATTACAATGAAAACAAAAGGGTTATAAATGGTAATCCTGACGGCACTATTCCAGAGATTGATTTAAGATACAATAGAGAAACTAAAGATAGTGTTAAAGTCAAGGTGGATTTAGACCAAAACTATTATTTAGACGGAAGTAGAATTGAGGACCCAAAATATAATGACAAAGAGGCCGGACTACAAATACATTGTTTCGGTGATAGTTGGACTTATGGTTGGGATGTTAAACAAGAGGAAACTTTCGTTCACTTACTCGGAGATGAAAACACATCAGTATGGAATTATGGAGCCGGAAAAACAGGTTTAGATTATTGTGCGAGAAAGATGTCGGAAGTTTATTATAACTTCAATCACGCACAAAATAAAAACTTTATATACGTTGTAACTATTCCACATAGTTTTAGAAGAATGCATTTTGAAGACAATGGAGTGGCTCGTAGATGTTGGGATAAACCAAGAGCCGCAGAGGAAAATGAGTATAATCATTTTCTATACTTCTATCATCATTATATGATGATGAATCGTTTAATTGGTAGAAATAAAATCATTTGGGGAACTTGGGACGACGAAATACCAAAACACTACATAGACATATTTTTTGATTTGTATGATTTGGCCGGTAGACATCCAGGAGTAGAATCTCATAAAGCCTATGCTAAACAAATAAGGGAACTATTGACTAAGTCTGGTTGGTATAATGAGCAAAAAAGTTGAAAAGTTTTATTATGAAAACTATCGTGTATATCCAAACGGAAAAACACAAGCTCTAAATATATACCAAAACAATAATGGTAAATTTGAGGGTGGAAGACAACACGACCCAATTTACAATGACCCACACGCAAAATATCAAATCTATACTTTTGGTTGTAGTTGGACTTATGGTTGGGATATTGAACAAACTCAAACCTTTACTCATTTACTCGGAGATGAAAACACAGCGGTTCATAATTACGGAGCAGGTGGAACAGGTTTAGATTTTGCAGTCAAAACATTATCAGAAGTTTACATACCACAATCAAGACGACAAATATTTATCATTACGGTTCCACACTTTTTCAGAAGAACTTGGTTTGATAACGACGGAGTGGTATTGAGAGCGTGGCAGGTAAAAGAAAAAACCGATATAAACGAGTATAATAATTATTATAATTTTTTACACAATTACGAATTACTTAATAGATTTGTAGGTCGTGATAAAATTATTTGGGGAACTTGGGATATGGATTTACCAGAAGATAAGTTTGATGTATTCTTTGAAAGAATCGATTATACAGATGACGGATTACATCCTGGTCCAAAATCACACAAACAATATGCGAACAGAATAAAAGAAATATATGAATCCAAACGATAAACAATGGAAAGAAAAGAAGTTAAATCATTATGATAATAGAATATTATTTGATGAAAATGACGACCTTTATGTAATGGGAGATTGGGAAGACCCAATTATGAAAGCCCACGCAGAGATAACTTGTCGTAATGGTGGACACATTTTAGAAGTTGGATTTGGTATGGGCATTAGTGCAAATTATATTCAACAACAAGATATAAAATCACACACGATTATTGAACTAAATGATGAGGTTTATAAAAAAGCAGTTGAGTGGTCGAAAGACAAACCAAATACAAAAATAGTTTCAGGCGATTGGAAAACCGTAGAACTTGATGAAAAGTTTGACGCCATATTTTTTGATGCTTATGTTCAAGATAAACTATTTATGTTGTTTCCAATACACATATTAAGATTTTGTAAAGTGGGAACGATATTGACTTTCTTTAATCATTTGTGGAAACGAACTACATTTTGGTCCGAAGACTTTTTCACAGATGAAATAAAGTTTTACGAAATAGACGGCAAAGTTCCAAACGATAAACAAAATGGATACATAGAGGAACACGATATCTATCACTTACCAGAGTGGATAATCAAAGAAGATGATACTGAGGAAAAATATAGAAAATGTATTACAAGATAGATTTAAATAATTACGAACCACGAGAAGTTCCTAAATATCAAGAGTTTAACAATTGGAAGCAAATGGAGTGGAACGAGGTTCAATTAGATATTTTAAGAGAGTTAAACGAATTCAAAGATTCATTTGGTAAAGATTGGGAAGAGTGGAATATGTCTGATTTAAAACACAGACTACAAAACAATTGGTCATTTTATTTAGTTGAAGGTGGTTGGTGTTTTATAGATTGGAGTAGACGATATCCTTATTTATGCAATCGTTATGTAATGCCAGAACATAGAAATAAAGGATTAGGAAGTGATTTGGTATGGTTAAGATGTAATGAAATTAAACAACAAGGATACGATACTGCTATGATTAAGTTAGAGGATTGGAATACGCCAGCACTATCGGTTATGAAAGAGAATATCTTTACTAAAATGGACTAAATTGATATTTATATATAGGAAAAACTTATGTCAGTTCAAACAAAAATAGAAAATTATTTAAATTACATCACAGGAAGTGGTGGAGGTTGGCCAAGTAATACTAATATTGGTATAGTTGGTGGAGTAGATTATATCATTGAAAGTGGTTCAGATAATGTATACTTTCACGAAATGAATACCGCTTGTGGTATTTATGGTTCATACTCAACACAAATGTCAATGTTTAATAAAATGTCTGACTATGCAAATGAACAAGGTTGCACAACCGCATATGTTTATGGACAAAATGACTCGGTAAAAAGAAATCCATCATCAATACAAGAACCATTAATTAGTTCAAGTTTTGCCAGACATAACATTTCAGTTAATTTTGAGTATAATGATAACACTTCAATAACTTATTTTTCTCAAAGAGGAAGTTCAGACCACACGGATAAGTTTCATTTATTTATGCAAACACCTTGGTTTAGTGATGATAACTTGTTAGAGATTGTTAGTGGTTCATTTAATAAAAATACATTTAGAACAATTTTATCAAGTTCACCAGTCAGTTCTTCTTTAACACCTTTATTCAATACAGGTTCATTTACAACATCTAATCCATATCATCCAGATTTTGCGGTAAAAGATGCGAGTAAAGACGGAACTGCACACCAATCAACAGGTTTAGAATTTTACAAATATAATTCATCAAATCCAACATATCAAAATGCAGTTAATAGTGGTTCATTGATAGAAACTTATATAGTTCCAAGTGGCAGCACGTTAAGTAATACGGGATATTTAAGCACAAGAAAAATGAACTATATGATGACACCTACAAAACAAGTATTACTTGAAGATAAAGATGAATTACCTTTATCAGAAGCACCTAAGTTTTTATTATCAGGTGATAGATATCATTTAAGTAATGCCCTATTATATTCAAGTGTAAGTGGTAGTGAAATACAAATGTTTGACGGCTCTACAAAACAAGTTCAAGATGTTCAAGTTGGGGACGTGGTAAAATCATACAAACCAGTTGGATTGCCAGATGAATTTTTTTACCAAGATTGGTTGTCATACTCTACTGATGATTTGAGTGGTTCAGTAGCATCAGGCTCAGTAGTGGTTAGAACTTTTGTTCATAATCATTATGGACATTATTTAGTTAATGGTTCTATAAAAATACCAGTTATGAATCAATCAATGATGAAAGGTGCCAGATACTTCTTGAAACAAGGAGACACTTGGACATTTGCAAAACCAAATGAAATATCAGTTGGGGATTATTTATTTGATAAAGACGGAAATGAAGTTGAAGTTACATCAGTTTCAGAAGTTGGAGAGGATAATCCATATTATTCATTAGATGTAGAGGATATAGATACATACTTTACATCAGAAATTTTAGTTCATAATATTCCACCAAGAAAATGTTTCACAGGTGATACAATGATTACATTGGCAGACGGAACTTATCATAAAATTAAACACGTTGAGTTGGGAGCTAAAATAAAAACCTATGATATGGAAACTGGCAAATTACAAAACTCAATAGTTTTAGAGGTTGTAAAAATTCTACACGATAATTTAGTAAAATATAAATTTGATGACAACACAGAAATTGAGGTGACAGATGACCACCCGTTTTACGTTAATAAAAATTATAAAGCACCATTAGAAGTTGGTGATGAGGTTTTAAATGATGAGTTAAATAAAATAAAAGTAGTTAGTGTTAAAAAAATTGACGGACTTATAGAAACATACAACATTAACAGAACAAACAACGGCAAGAACTATTTTGCGAATAGGGTTTTAGTATCAGATGAGTCAGACATATAACGACGATTTTAAATTTTCAATTCAAATACCTAATTTCTTTTCACCAGAAAAGTGTGATGAGTTATTAAAAGACATAATGGAATCAGAACAAGATGTGATTGGTTGTGTTGGAGATGAAAAAGGAACAGCGATATTGCCAGAAATTAGAAAAACTAATGAGTGGTATTTATTTGACCAACCACACAACGAATTCAGACCAGACAAAACCAATAAAGATTGGAAATGGTTGCAAGACAAAATGTTTCAAATGGTAAACATAGTCAATGATAGTGTTTTTCACTTTGATGTTGACGGTTGTGATGATGAATTAAAATTAATAGAATACACAAAAGGTGGTTTTTATGGTTGGCACACAGACTTTAATGCAGGTAGTTGTTCCAACAGAAAGATTGTAGGAATTGTTCAACTCACAGACCCGAGTGAATATGAGGGTGGAGATGTTCAATTTGGTATCCAAGATAAAGATACAAAAGAGTGGTATACAATGAACAAACTAAAAGGTTCATTAACATTATTTCCGGCATTTCTATGCCATAATGTAACGCCAGTAACAAAAGGTAAACGATATGTAATTCAAGAATTATTTGTCGGAGACCATTTCAGATAGGAGTAAAATGTATAAACCAATTGATATGGATAGTTTGAAGTTAAACCAAAACTTCAAATGGGTAGTTGAAAGAAAGAACTTTTTCTCACAAGAGGATTGTGATTATATGATAGACTATATCAATAAACAATCTACGAGAAAAAAAGGACACTACACAGGTGGTAAATCGGAGGTTATGGACGAAAGTGTTTGTATGTTAAACATTAGTGAGGCGCATAATCAAAAATATTTAGATATGTTTTGGACCGCCATCAAAATAGCAGATGCGACCACATACAAATATAATATCAAAGGAATATATAAAAACAGATTACAAGCACACAGATACGACGTGGGAGATTGGTATAATCCACACTCAGATTTTCACCCGATACAACAATTTAGTTCAGTAAAATTAACTTGTATTGTTCTTTTAAATACAGACTATGAGGGTGGAGAGTTTTCAATATTTGACGGAACAAAAATAGAGAAAGAGGTAGGTAAACTAATAATACACCCATCATTTGCAGGGCACGGAGTTTCACCAATAACCAAAGGAAATAGATACTCTTGTGTTTGTTGGGGAGTAGGAGATACGTTCGTATGATACAAAACGACACATTTAAATTTGTAGTTCATAGAGAAAACTTTTTATCATTGAGTCAATGCCAGAAGTTAATGAGATACTTAGAAACAGGCGAAGCGACTGACTCAGAACTCGCAGGTAATTATGATGAAAACATTATGAACAAAGAGGTTCGTGATAACAAAGAAGTTAGTATTAATAATGAACGACTAAACAACAAACTAAAAATGGTGTTTGAATTATCTAATCAATCTATTTGGAAGTTTAACGTAAAAGAATTAGAAAAAGTAAAGATACTAAGATATGAAAATGGTGGTAAATATAAATGGCATACTGATTGTGGGGCGAAAGAAACTTCATTGAGAAAACTAACCGCAATTGTTCAATTATCAGACGAAACAAAATATGAGGGTGGTAATTTAGAATTTGGAATCACAGATAAATCAGGTAAAAACAATTACACGGCACCAAGAACGAGAGGTAGTATTACAATCTTTCCATCTTTTTTATCACATAGAGTCACACCAGTTACAAAAGGTAGAAGATACTCGTTGATAACTTGGATGCTTGGTGATTGTTTCGTATGAAGTTAGCACTATGCATTTGTCCACAATGGTCTATTGAAACACCTTCGTTCGCCATAGGTAGTTTAAAATCACACATCAAAAATAATAATAATGTCGTTGTAAAACAATTTGACTTAAATGTTCAAAGTTCCCTATATGTGAGAAAAATCAATAAAGATTTGTTTTATGATTGGGGTAATGATAAACCTTGGAATTCAAAAAGAACTTTTATCAATGAAGTCTTACCTATATTCAAAGACTTTTGGAACGAAAAAATAGAAGAACTATCAAAATATGACGTTGTTTGTTTTACCACCTACACTTCAAATATTATGGCGACTGATTATATTGCCAGATACTTAAAGGAAAAGAATAGAAAAATACAAATTTGGTACGGTGGTCCGCACTCTTGGTATTCTGATTGTGGTGGATTAGTTGAAGACGGGAAGTATAGAGAGTTTGTTGATGTTGCGTGTGGTTCTAATGAGGGTGAAACAATAATCGCAGACTTAGTCAATTCGTATGAAAAAAATAAAAACTATGAAAACATAAAAGGTATTTATCGTTGGAACAAAATGACACCAAGTTTTCCAACAGCTTTACCAAAGGGTCGTAGTGGTAGAGAGCCAGTATTTAACGGAGATACAAGACCCATAATACTAAACACATTAGAAAGACCAAGTTGGGACAATGAAGTCATACATCATTATGATAATTTAAATCAAGACACGACATTACCAATACAAAGTTCAAGAGGTTGCACTTTCAAATGCACTTTTTGTAGTGAAACCAGATTATATAGATTCAAAAACAATGATAAGTTATTAAACGATATCAAAAGTTTAATCAAAGATACACAGATTAAAAACTTTTGGTTTACTGATTCATTAATAAATGGCTCTATGTCAAGGTTTGAGGACTTTGTAAATATGTTATCGAAAGAAAAAATAGATAAATTAAAGTGGGGTGGATATTTTAGAATACATAAGAAACTAAATAATAATTTATTAAAAAAGGCGGTCAAGAGTGGACTAGATTATATGAACGTCGGTATGGAAAATGGTGTTCCAAAGATTTTAAACCTAATGGAAAAAAGACAAAAAACAGAAACAATCAGTATGTTCTTAAAATCAGCATACAAAAACAATGTCCACTTTAATGCAAATTGGATACCAGGATTTCCAAAAGAAAATCATATTGATTTTATGACAGGCTTAAAGTTTTTATACGATAACAAAAAATACTTTGGTAGAAATGGTGGTATATTTTTAATGCAATCTACTGATATAATTGATAACACACCATTGGATATCTACAAAGAAAAGTTTGATGTATCTAATGACAAAAAACTTTTTAATAGTTGGGTTAGTAAAGACTCAAAAAACTTTTTATTAGTTAGACATTTGAGGTCATATTTGACTGAGGTATTATTGAAAAGCTCTAACATCAGATTGCAAAGTAGAATATTAAGAAATGCATTAGATATAAAAAAATGTGATATTGATTTCAAAAAATATAAGAAGTCAAACTTTTTTGATACAAACTTTTTGAATGAGTCTTTTTCAGATAATACTAAACAAATAATAAAAAATGAAATAGAACTAAATATAAAAACTTTTTCTTGGCTAATAGCAAACGTGTCAAGAAAATCAGACATATCAATCAGTATAAATGATTACTTTAAAACTTATGATTTAAAAGACTCACATTTTTTATGTAATATAGATTTACAAACGAAAGGTAATAAACTAAATCTTGACGTAGATTATGAAGTTAAGGTTCACAAAGATGATAACTCGTTAGATGATAAGAACATTAATATGAAAGAGAATTTTCAACTATCATTAGATATAACTGAGTGTGGCAAAGATGAAAGAAATCATCATTTATATTTAGATAGTTTAAATTACGACAAATACAATATATCTTTACCAAGAACAAGTTTAACGAGAACTTATTAAAAAAATTACATTTTACAAGATGAGCACACTATTTATTTATATCTAAAGGTTATTCACAATGAAAACAAAAACACTATTTGACCACATAAAACAAATTACTAATGTTCAGAACCAATTGTATTGGGACAACATTACAGATGCGGACAAGAAAACTTGGTCCAATTATATGGTGCATAGATTTTTATCAATGAAAGC